CGTTGCGCTTGCTTTATCAGCTGCCATTTGTGCATCTTGTTCGGCTTTCCAAGCATCAAAGGTTGCAAAGCCAGCGTTGAATTGTGCCTTTGTAATTGGCTCACAATCTAAAAATTGTATGCCTTCATATTCATTTCCTGCAATATAGTACCCGCCATTTGGGTACAACATACCTAAAACATCTTGTGCTGTTGCCATTATGCACCTATTTCCATCAGAGTAATTGTTGAACTTGGATTTTGGTATTGAACATTGACCGCATTTCCTGCGGCATTACTTGACTTAAATTGTGTTTTGTAAGTGGTAGCAGAAGTTGTATTTGGTGAATCTAAATAACTTGCACCTGCTCCATAAGTAGCATTAACATTTGCTGTTCCTACATTTAATCCATTATTCATAAAAGTGATTAAATCTGTAGCGCCACGCAATAATTTTAGAAATAACTCCGAAGTTGTATTTCTCATCAATCCGTTTTGCTCTACCAAAACCAGCACTTTGCTTGTTGCTAGTGTTGGTGTAATTGTTGCAGTCAGAGTTGTGTCGGCGTAAGTGGTTGTTGAATTTGTTGTTTGTGTTGTAGTGCTTGCATAAACAACCTGTAACAATTTTCCGCTAGGAGCCGAAGCCCATTTTAACCCAGTACTTTGTGTCGAATCAGCAGTTAAGACATGTCCATTTGTACCTACTCCCAGTCGGGCATCTACTGTTGTGAAAGTAAATAAATCACCTTTGGTTGTCAATGGTGTTTGATCTGTGGGTGTGACCCAAGTAAAGTCCATGTCAGTTCCAGTTGTCTTTGATAAGACTTGACCTGTTGTGCCACCTAATAAATCAGCCAATGATGTGGCAACAGCTTGGCCAAAGACTTCAAAATCAGCAGGTAAATCCGTGACCAAATCTGTGGCCGTAGGCATTTGCCAGCTAAACGGGGTTGTGGGATTACTCATGTGTTACCTCCTAAGCAACGATTCTGGCATTTTGCCATTGTAGAACATTTGAAACTGTATTCCATGCCTCTGCGATATTGACATCTTCCCATTGCTGGGCAATAAGACTGTATGCCAACGGTGACATAATCAAGCTGATAGACACTCTGTTGTAATTTGTTGTTATTTGCCAACCTTCGACAAAACCTAAATATGTGCCAGCAGCCATATTGAGTGGCAAATCGCTTAATCGGACTGGCATACCCATAAAGACCGAAATTAAAGCATCACGATCACCATCGCTGATGTTGGGATTGGTCAATTCAAATGTTGTTTCTTGAAACATAAACTCTGGAAATGCACGAATAGAAATATAGAAGTCAGCTTGATTCTCGGCATCGGCTTGGTGTTTAACAGTGGTTGTGATTATTTGCGCCAAAGTGCCAAAAGTTGCTATTGAGGCTGCATCACTAGCCGAAACTTCATTTTGTGAATTTGTTCCATATTTAAGCGTTATTTCATTTCGCACATCGCCAGCTCTTGATTGCATAGCTATGCCGGAACCTAAAGCATCTTTGGCTGTTAAATCAACATAGCCGTTTAGTGTCAAATAATCTACGCGGTGATTAGCTGAGGCGTATGAAATGCGGCCTTGAGCATCCTCATAAATATAGCCCAATCCCGATGTAGCCAAATCTGACACTAGAGAATAGACATCTACGCGGTCTGATGATCGTGCGGCTAGTTCATATTCCCCGGGTCTATCAATTTCACCTACCCCAACATTTTCAGCTGTGGCCCATGTTTCGGTTGGGTCGTATGTCTGCCATTGCACAGCTGCCGGCACTTCGCCCCAATTGTTAAGTAGCAAATCGCCTAGAATTTCATAGATTTGGTCGCCGTCAAAATCTTGTGCCAAAACACCATTTGTCAAAGCCTTTTGCAATCGGCTTAAAGCTCCAAGTGCCGTAATTTGGATTTCTTGCGTTGTGGCTATATTGCCCGTTTGTGCCACTCTAATTTCTAAATCAACAATTGTGCCGCCAAAAATCGGCACAAAAGCGGCTGTGGAATCTTGCAGCTCAATCGTGACTGAATCATTGATCTGAATATCAACCTGGGTTTGTTCAAGGTTTATTAAAGTTAGATTGACATAACCAGCCTGTGCTTGTTCATAAATGTTAGTGCGACCGCTAACAATTTTAAGGTTGGCCAAGGCGTAATTTGTATAAATTGTGCCGCTGATAATGACACGCCAAATTGGGTTCCAAATTGTCATACGCCGACCAATGCTGTTGCGCCACCTGTGCCTCTAAAAAATGCCTCATTGACTGTATTGACAATTGTGCGTGCTGTGCCTTCTTTATCGACTGCGCCTGAGACATTGATGGTAATGCTTGGCGTTGCTACGGCCGCTGCCGCTGCTGCTGCCGCTGCTGCCACTCTTGATGCATTTGCTGCTTCATTTGCAGCTAAAGCCTCCGCCGCTAAACGAGCTGCATTTTGAGCATCGGTGATTCCACCAGCTCCAGCAAATCTAGCTGCATTTTGTGAATCCGTAGCTGCGCCGCCGGCTCTAGCAGCAATACGGGCAATTGCAGCATCTCTGTCTGCTCCCGATGGTGCAAATTGAGCAATTGATTCATCTGTTGGGCCTTGTCGGGTTCCGGTTGTAGTACCAAAACCGCTAATTGCTCCGGGTGCACCGCTGGTTGCAAATTTTGTTGCATCAAAATCTACATCAATATCTGATCTATTTGCCAAAGCGTTTGCTCCAGCTAAAACGGCAGCTGCTAGAGCAACCGCGCCAACGCCAAGCAATGGATTAAGCGCAAAAGCCGTTGCCACACCTGCCACAATAGCTGATGCTTTCAAAGCGTTGTAGGCTGTAATAAGTGTTTTTATTGCCGCAATTGTCGCTGCAACACCAGCGGCTATTTTAGAAACAACAAAGACTGTTCCAATCACACCAGCCAAAATAATAAGTTCATCTTTAAAATCAACAACAATTTTTATCAATCCGTTAATGCGTTGGCCCCATAATTTTGCAGATTGTTCAGATTCACTTAGCGATTCATCTAGACCGTCTTTACCAGCTAAACCATAAGCAAATTGCTTAATTAAAGGAATTATTTTTTCAGAAAAAACAGTTGCTAGTTGTAACACAATAGGTAGTAAGGCTTCGCCAATAATTAGTTTTGTGTTTTCAAGTTCTGCCGTTAAAATCTTTGTTTGATTGGCTAAGCCATCAGATGTTCGAGCAAAATCGCCTTGAGCGGCGGTTGTTTGTTCATAAATAACTTTCTGTGCCGCTAAAACTTTTTGTTGTGGCGTAAGTGCATTTTTTGTGTTGCTAATCAATCCAAGCTCTAAAGCTGCGCTTTTAAGCGTTGCATCATCTAGCAAAACGCCAAATTTTCTTAATGGCTCTGCTTCACCTCGTAAAGCTGATCCAATAGCGTTGATTGCTTCATCTTGGCTTACATTGTTAAAAGAGGCTAAATCTGCTGCAAGCGATACAAAGTCAGTTGAAAAATTGACTAATGCTTGGCCGCTTAATCCGGCAGATTTACCAAAAATAGCAAAATTAGCTGCGGCATCTAAAGCCTGTTGCTGTGTTTGACCCAATGATTGAGCAGCACCTTCGGCAAACTTTTTAATCTCGTTGGCTGAATCTCCAAATAAAACACCAACCTTTGAAACAGTCTCGCCTAAATCAGATGCAGCTTTGATTGAATCAATTGCAATTTTGCCAGCAAAAACTACCGCTGCTGCTGTTGCCACTTTAAAAGCAGTTGTAATTTGGTCGCTAAAACCTTGCAATTTACCTGTAAAGCCTGAAACATCAGCTTCACCAGCTTTCAGAGATTTTCTTAGGTTATCAACATCCGCTAAAATTGAAAGTTTGAGTGTGCGTGATCCTTGCGCTACCATGTCACCACTCCTTCAAAATCTTGCTAAATGCATCTTGCCATTCAGCAATCAAATGCGGTTGTTCTTCTTTTAATGTAGGATAAATAAACCAACCTTTTGAGCCGCGACCTTGACGACCCGACCAAATTGGAAATTGCTTGAATTTGTTTGATCCAAATTCATAGCCGCCCCAAAGCTGCTGAGTAGTGCCACCTCCAGAGAATTTTTGCGATGCAAAGCCAAAAGACATTTCGCCAACCTTTGAAGATTTGCTGACGCGTGAGCCTTCTGCAATTCTTCTAGATGCTTTGTCTCGGCCTTGCGATTTGGAAATAATTTTGGTTTGAAGATAAGTGGCAAGGCCATTTGAAACAGATTTTGCCTTTGTAACAGCAACCTCATCCATGGCTTTAAAGGCACCGACAATTGATCGCAATTCTGATCTATCAAATGCGATTGAATCCTCAGCCATTTCGCTTCTCCAAAATCTCGATTGCTGTTAGTAAATCCTCTGCCGTTTTCAATTCGCTAATGGGTTGGCCGCTTGCGATAGCGACCTCCCACAATATGCGATTTATGCTTCCGGCTGGATGGCTTTTGGGTTTGAGTCACCGACAATAATGTCCGAAACTGTTTCACACCACACATCATAAGGTTTCACTGGTTTTCCAGCCGATTCACGCTTCATGGCGTGATAAGCCAAAAACAACAAATCAGAAACGCCCATTTTTTCTTGAGCTTGTCCGATTGTAAAACCTGACTTGTTTTCCCATTTTGCCCATTCTGCTGGATGTGCTACATAGGTTCCTGTGTCACCGCTTGTATATTCAATTGTGATTGCTAGTTTCATGCTCCCGACTCCTTTTCTTAGCTAAATGTCGCAACCGGCGTGGTCACGCAAGTAAATGCAAGAGATACTGTTTGCGCATCCGGTGCAGTTCCACCAGCTGATGGCAAAATTGGCTGAACATCAAATGCAAATGATGCACCTGTGTCTGCGACTAGCACAACTGCAAGGCCAGTCTGTGGCGCGCTTGTTGCAGCTGTCCAAAGAGCTTCACATAATGATGATGCTGCTCCCCAGTCTGCAAGCATTTCAACAGCAAATGATCCTTGAGTATCTGTTGTAAAATAAGCCTTGCCATCAAGTGTTTGATAAGTGTTTATTGTTGAATCGACTGTCAAAGTCGCTGAGGTAGCCTGCGCATCGAAATCATCGCCGTCAATTGTGAAGGTGATGTCTCTGCCGGTGATGATTGTTGTTGGCAATTTATTTTCTCCTTAGTCGGTGTAGTAGGTACTTACTTGTAAATCGGCTGTGAGGTATTTACCCGCACCGACTTCCAATGGTTGTGGTTGATTGACATTGCCGACTTCATAGCCCGACGGCATTGTGCTGATGATGCTAATCATCAATTGTTCTAGATTGTCTAAAGCTGCTGCGTTGTTGGAATACCCAACAACCCCAGTAACCGTAAGGTTAATTTTTACCTTTGTTGTTGCTCCATTGATTAAAAGACATTCCAAATAAGGCGCATCCGGGATTAAACAGATGCTTGGTGAAGTCATTGTCTCTGGGATTCCGTTATACACATTGGCCGCAATAGTTGAAAGTGCAGTCTGCAATGGTGTGCGAATGTCGGCTTCAATGGTCATTGGCACATCGTTTCAACATCTATAAACGGCCCAAGCAAGCCAATAACTCTATTTGTCAAGCTGCGACCAAGCACAAATGGCGATGGTTGAAATGTGTCTGACATGATTTGATTGCCGGGAGCTGTAATGCTTTGAAATATCTCGACCGAAACAACCAAAATTGCGTTCTCAATAGGCGGTGTGCTGGCATAAAGTTGCGCGGCTGATGCACCGGATAACGTAGCCAATGCGCTTGGAATAAATGGCAATGGGTATGTGCGATCAGCCGCGGCTGTCGCAGCTGTAAAGGTATAAGGCTCAATACGATCATCGGTGACTGTGTAAGTGCCATTGTATGTTCCGGCCCCGGTAACAATGACAGATTGCCCCGGCACAAAATAGTTTGGCCGGATTGTTGTGAAATAAATGACGGAATTATCCACATTGGCAAAAGTCACCGATGATTGGTATTGCGTAAGTAAAGGCAAGATTGTCTGCTCAGCGGAATCTATAAAAGAATCAAGCTGCGCGTCAGAATATAAAGAAACCGAGACACCAAGAAT